ATCGATATTGAAGGCACTTTATATTATGCAAATAATGGCGGTGGACTAGACAACACAAGCGTACAAATTCGTATTCAATATCGCCCAGTAGGCACTTCTACTTGGATTAATCCATCTGTAGTGACTACCCAAGGCGCCGGATTTGTATCAGGCGTTACTGAAAATTATGATGTATGGGTTCAAAGTGGTTATTGGGAAACTCAATATTCAGGATGGGATGATTGGTGGTGGTTTGGATGGGGCACTGAAGTTTGGGTTGATACATCCCATTGGGAGACAAGATCACGCTTTAAAGTTGGATCAAATAACATCATTACTATCTCCGGTGCTAGTCAGTCACCACGCAGGGCTACGTTATTTATCGATGTCACTCCTGGCACGTATGAGGTTCGTGTCATTCGCGATACAGGCGATAGCACCGATGCTCGGCTTCAAAATAAAACTAATTGGAGCGTATTAAGAAGTTATCAGCAAGATACTTCAAGCTACGTTGGTCAAAATCGAAAAGGCCTCATTATTCGTGCTTCAGAGCAGCTTAATGGCGCTATTCAGCAGCTATCAGCGCAAGCCTCAGCGCTAGCGTATTACTGGAATGGATCAGCTTGGGTTAGTGGTTATACAAGTAATCCGGCTCACTGGTACATGGACTTTGCTTATGGTCGCCGTGGCTCCTCTGGAAAATTGCTTTATGGAGTTGGTTTGCCAGCATCACAAATTGATTTAGCTGCACTACATTCGTGGGCTACTTTTTGCGCTAATGAGGGATTAACATTTAATGCCGTACTCGATGGAGCTCAAACTGCCTCTGATATATTAACTGCTATTGCCCGTTGTGGATTTGCTTCTCCATCATGGTCATCGGGAAAGATTGGCGTTGTATGGGACGCACGTAATGCTAGCCCGGTAGCTGCCTTTGGGATGAGCAATATCATTAAAGGTAGCTTTCAGATTAGCTACATTACCGAGCAGTTAGCTGAAGAAATTATCGTACGCTACGTTAATCCAAATAAAGACTGGCAGCAAGATGAAGTGCGTGTCACAGTCCCCGGTGTCACTACACCAACCCGTACAAGCAGTATTGATTTGTTAGGATGTACTAACACTGCCATGGCCGGAAAGTTTGCTAATTATTTGGCAGCCCAGCAGTATTACCGCAAGCGCAGAATTACTTGGGATAGCGATTTTGAGGGCTTTGTTTGTCAGCGTGGGGATGTAGTACTACTTTCTCATGATCTCACTCAGTGGGGCTATTCCGGCCGCTTAGTCAGCATTGCTGGCAACGTCCTGACATTGGATCGCCAAGTACCACGTAATGGCGCTATTGAGTACCTGATGCTAAAGCGCCCTAATGGCACTATGACTACCTATACCGCTGTTGCTGGAACCGGTGATAGTGATAGCTTAACCCTGACAAGTACTCCGACACTGCAATCGGGCTATGAGCTCATGGACCACATGTGGTTTTTCTCACCCTTGGCCACACCGGGTAAAAAAGTCAAGATCCTTTCGGTACAGCCGATTAGCGAGTCTCGCGTCACTGTAACAGCAACCGATGAAGATCCTCAGTTTTATGCAGCCTGGGATGGAACCTGGCAAGAACCAACTAATAAAACTTTATTGTTAGATTCAATACCAGTAATTTCTAATGTGAAATTTATAGAAACACTCTATAAAAAATCGGCAGGTATATTTTCTCAAATTGCTATTTCATTTGATGTCAAAGGTTCATATGACCACACCAATTTACGCTGGAGAATAAACGGCGGTTACTGGAAAAAGGGAATTTCATTTTCATCATCATTTGAATTTGAAACCGATGAGATTGGATTGCTAGAAGTAGAGCTCCTGCCTGTAGGACTCATTAGATCGGGCAGTACTTTAACGGCTAGCACGCAAATCTATGGTGTCAGTTTACCGCCGGATAATGTCGTTGAATTTACGATTGCCAATAATAATGTGGCATGGACTCCAGTATCCAATATTGATGTCACCGGATATGAGGTGCGCTGGAATTCTGCCAATGAGCTTGATTGGAGTTCTGCTCAACCATTGCATGCTGGATTACTGACATCATCTCCTTGGAATTTACCTTACACAATTTCAGGTGGAGTGCTGCTTATTAAAGCGGTTGATATTGTTGGCAATCGATCTTTATCTCCGGCTTATATTAGACTTCCTGAAACTACTATCACTCCTACCAATGTATTTGAGTCAAAAATATTTGACTCTATTGGATGGCCTGGGGTGATCACTGGAGGCACCATGACTCCGGGCGGAATTATTGCCGATTCTTTAGATCCTGATTTTTGGCAGTCAGATAAAGAAGAGTTTTGGCATGGTGATACTGATCAATTTTGGAATTATGGATACTCAGAAATTTCTTATATCTGTCAGTACGTACCAACTACTCTTAATAGGGCCATCAACCTTACACTGAAATCTGACATAGTTGGTAATGGGTCTGTGGAATATAGAAGAATTGGCGCCAATAATCCTTGGATGTATTGGCCTGGATCAATTGTTGCTGAGACCGGCGGTTATGAATTTAGAGTCACTGTCTCAGGCGGAAAAGAGCAGGGAAGAATCAATGCTTTTTCAGTATCCGCATCTACTAATACCACCACCTTGTACTTTAATGACCTGGTAATTAGCAATGCCGGTACTCGGCTACCCATTGGTACTGGATGGTACGGAATATTAGGAATTAAATTAACAGTGCAATCCGATGGTAATGGCGCAAATACCGCATTGACCATCGATAAATCACTCAGCGGTCCATTAATCAAGTGTTACAACAATTTAGGTAATCAGGTTCAAGGCTTGATTGATGCTGAAATTCGTCTTTACTAGGAGATATATATGCCATTACAAGATTGGTCTGCATTTGATAGGCCCGCTACCAACTCAACCTTTAAGGCAGCACTATATAGCCTTTGGTCTGCCGTCAATGGGCTGCTATCGAGTACGGGAAATCCACCAAACATACTTATGCACCCCAACAAAATCACATCCAATGTCACCATCCCTGATGGATATAACGCAGTTTTAATTGATCCCGTTGAAATTTCACCTGATGTCACTATCACCGGGCTCGGCAACTCAACCTTAAGAGGAATTTAATTATGAGCACAGCAGTATTTGATAACTTCGCAGCACCCAATAATCAACCCGCTAACTTCCCATATGGCCTCAGAATAGCTCCGGGCTACTCTACAGGCATTAATGATATTGGCATTGCTGGGCAGCGCGGCTTTGGCGTTGGCATATGTCCTGGCCCATTGCCTACTGGCATGGTCGGAATTGAAGGGTATGGAGATCAAGCCTCAGATAACTATGGCAATTACAAATACTCCGATGGCTCTGTCATGGTTTGGGTCCCGGCTTTCTTTTATAAGGTAGGTACTGGGTCTAATGGCCTTGCTTTAAATAAGATTGACATCAAATCATTTTCAACTTATGCCACAGTTGCAGCGGCCAACTCAGCTGGCTACGCATTGCATCGCGCCTTTTATAACGCAGGTAACGTGACTTATGGATTTTTTGTTGATAAATATAAAGTCAGTAATAACGGCGGTATTGCCTCTAGTTTGCGTAATGGCATTGTCCTCACTAGCGGTCAACGTGGCACTCTCTCAACAGCTATTTATTCTGCTTTAACAGGTGCTCCAGCAAATACATTAGGTGGATCTGTAGCAGCAGCCAAAACCCGTGGGTCTAGCTTTTTCCCAACAAGCATTTTCCAACGATCCGCTTTGGCAATGCTCTCTGTATCCCATGGGCAATCTGCTACGGCATCTACTTGGTGCGCTTGGTACGATGCTGCGGGTATCACTAACTTCCCTAAAGGCAATAACAATAATGCTTTAGGCGATGCGCAAGATGGTGCCATTACTTATGTTTATGACGGCAATGGTACTTATACCGGCTGCGGTAAGACTGGCTCAGCCAATCTATTTAATCGCACTACCCATAATGGCCAAAACTGCGGTATTGCTGATCTCAATGGTTTGACATACGATTTTTGCCCTGGTTTAACCAGTGATGGAACCAACTATTTCTTACTCAATACCTCGGCAGATATGAAGTCGGTCACAGGTGGCAATACTCTAGCTGGTGATTTATGGGGCGCTACGGGTTACGCCGCGATGTACACCAACATTGGCACAACCTATGGCCCACTATGGGCTACGGGTGCTAACCGCTCATTTGGTATGGGTAGCTCAACCCAAGTACTTTCGGACGCTACTAGCGGCACGGCATGGGCAATGGCTGGAGCAGGTATTCCATTGGCCACGGGTATCGGCGGTACCAATATGTTTGGCAATGATGTGATCTACGATTACAAGCCAAACGAAATGGCTCCGCTCCTGGGCGGCTACTGGGTCGACTCCTCCTATGCGGGGGTCTGGGATCTCAATCTGGGCGTCGCCCGGTCGACCTCGAGCAGCACCCTTGGGTTTCGCTCTGCCTTGTATTTGTAAGGATGTTAGGGGTGGCGAGAGCCATCCCCATTAATTATGGGACAACACTCTGAAGCCGAACTAAATCAAAAATTTATTGAAACTGCAAAACTGATGAATATCTACCTCAATCATTTTCCAAAGTTTGAAAGATATGCTTTATCTCAGCAAATCCGCAACTGTATGTATGAAGTCTAGTCCTACATGATTGAAGGGCAAAAGCGTTATCACAAAAAAACTGTATTAGGAAATTTGGATGTAAGACATGAGCAATTACGGATGTTTACCAATCTTGCTCATTCTTTTGGATATTTTGAATTTAAGGATGGAAAAGTACACGATAAGTCACAAAAAGCAATGGCGGCCCATCGGTATTTAGCAATTAGTCGCTTGATTGATGAATTGGGTCGCATGATTGGCGGCTGGATTACATTTGAGCGGCAACATGAGCAGCAACGGGAAGTGTCTTAATATGGCTCCGATCCTGGGCGGCAACTGGAACAACTCCTCCAATGCGGGAGTCTGGTATCTCAATCTGAACAACAACCGGACGAACTCGAACAACAACATTGGCTTCCGCTCTGACTCTGATTCACTTCGCACTAGGAAACTAGATGGTGGAACAAAGGGAGACGTTTTCCGGCAGGAAACTGCAAAATCGGTGTTTCATTGCCTTTCTAGTAGGTTGGCCACAAGCCTTCTCGAACGTCAGGTAATGGTTTTATGAAGCGCCATGGCTACTTATTTGAAGAGGCCTTTACCAAAGAGAATCTGTATCAAGCCTATTTAAATGCAAGCCGTCACAAGCATAAAAAGAGGGCATGCTTTAATTTTGAGCGTAGATTAGCTCGTAATCTTGATCGGCTTTATGAAGCTATCCATGATGGGACCTATAAGCCTCAGCCGTATTACACCTTTACTGTTTATGAACCAAAGGCACGAAAGATCTATGCGCCATCATTTTGTGATTTAGTTGTTCAGCATGCTATTTATCGGGTTATTTACCCTATCTTTAATCCGACATTTATAGATCAATCTTTTGCCTGCCGAATTGGTAGAGGTACTCATAAGGCTGCTAACTATGCGCAATCGGCTCTACAAGCTGCGCCAGTAGGAAGCTATAGCATTAAGCTCGATATTCGTAAATTCTTTTATCGGATCGATCGAGACGTATTAAGAAAGCAGATTGAGCGCAAGATTAAAGATCAGCGATTCGTCAATTTAATGATGGTATTTGCAGAGTATGGAGAGCCTGTTGGGATTCCAATTGGAAACTTGCTATCGCAAACTTATGCGCTCATATTTTTAAACCCACTAGATCAATATATTAAGCGAGAGTTAAAGGCTAAATACTATTGTCGATACGTAGATGACTTTATTATTTTTGGAGTATCTAGGCAGGAGTGCTTAGATGCTTTAGAAAAAATAAAAGCATTTATTAAAAATCTTGGGCTAGAACTTTCAAAATATACGATTGCTCCAATTAGGCGAGGAATTAATTTTGTTGGTTATCGCACCTGGTCAACAAAGCGTTTTATCAGAAAGCACAGTCTTTTTAAATTCCGCAGAGCAGCGCAAAAAGGAAAGGTGGCTAGTTTGGCATCAACCTTTGGCCATGCTCGTCATACCCATAGCTTGAATCACCTTATTAATTTTACCAAGGAGAAACACCATGACTTATATCGTAGCCTACCAAAAGTTTATCAACTCAGATCGCACGGTTGAAATTAATCTACCAGTTGAAGAAGATACTCATCGTCGTATAGGTGATGAATTAGCAACAGTTGAAGGTATTACCTACGTTGCCATTCCGGACGGAATCGATCTTCCTGAGCAACCTTCTGAAATTGATGTTGAAGTAGTGATCTTAGAAGATCATGAAAAGAAATTAATCTGTAGCATTAGCCCATTAGTTAAAGTAATTAATGATGAAGTAAAAAATAGTATTGCAGAAAAATATTCAACTGCCGATGAAATTAAATTGCTTCGTACTCAACCAAGCCCTGCTTTTGATGAGTACAACGCATTTGTAGAATCTTGCCGACTTATTGGAAAAAATAAAAAGCAAGCGCTTGGACTAATTTAAAAACCTTGTTAATTGTCATAAGCCCCTCACGGGGCTTTTTTTATAACTATTGCAAGGAATGGTATGAATCAAAATCATCATGAACACCATGGCTGCCTGCCCGAGAATGAAATCATCGAGCGCTCAGTCGATGCCGCTATTAAAAAGACC